TAGGTTTAATATCTGCATATTCGTCAATAACCAAAAAGTGTAAACCTACACCACGAAGTGTATCTGGTCTATCAGCTCCTTTTAGATATATCTTACGTCCATTAACTAAAGTTAGTACAGATGTATTCTCATGTGCTGCCTGTATTACATCTTTACCTAATTCTTTTAGAACACCCCACATAATATCTTTTGCTTGTTGGAATGTTGGTGCTACATAAAATACATCTTTAGATTCACTCTGTAATGCTTCAATAAGAAGCAACCAAGCAGCTAACCTAGACTTACCAAACCTACGACCAGCAGCAACAATTCTAAATCTGTGTGGGTCGTCAAATACTTCTCGTTGTTTGTCGTGCAGTTTAACATTTATTTGTGTCATTATTATATCTTAAGATTAAACAAAGAACCCTGTCCTTCTGGAGAACCTAAGTGCTGTGCTACTTTTCTAACTTTTCCATAGTTAGATTTTAAATCTTCCTCTTTTATATCTGCTGCAACAGTTCTTACCTTTTCTACTAATGATACATCTTGTCTATCTTTATTAGCATCATTAAAATTAAACTGGTCTGTTATTAGAATTTGACCATCTACAACTTCATAACCAAATTGTCCTAAAGTTTTCTTTACTCTTTGTTCAGGGTCTGTAAAAATATCTGTAACAGAACCACCTTGTCGTTCTACACTTCTTATACCTGATGGATAATCTTTATATTCAAAATTACCTTTAGTCTGTCCTGTTTTTTGGACTTTATCCATTACCTGCTTTTTTATAAAGTCTAAGTCAGACTCTGCAAAGAAGTCTTCATCAAACTCAAATTTATTCTGCAGTTTACCAGGTAGAACTGAATTAAATAAAATATCATTTGCTATAGCTTTTAATGGAGCAGGTGTTAAATCAACATTAGCTAACCATTGACTACCTTCTTCCCAAGACTCTAAAACATCATCCCAGAGTTTTGCATACTTATCCATTACTTAGTTAATCTATCTTTTAAATAAGTAACTTGGTCAATTCTATCTTGTATTTTTTCTTTAGCTTCATCTTTAGCTTTCTTAAGAGATTGCTTAAGTTTAACAAGTTCTTTAGAAGCTAATTTAGCTCCTTGTTGAGCTTGTTCTTTTGTAAGTGCTGGAGAATCTGGGGTATTAAATGTGTCTTCCCATTTCTGTAGTGAATTAAAAGTAAAGTCTTCGAAACTAGCTAATGCTTCCTCTGCTGCAGTTAAGTTATCATCTATTTCATTTGTTACATCTTCTATTGGGTCTTCTTCTGTGAATGCATGTGTAACACCAGCTTTATTTAATGCATCTTCAGAAGCATCTAGTATTGGATTAGTTTCTAAGTGAGGAGGATATGGTTTAGTTTCAGAATCTAAATCTGTCCAGTTATTAGCATTCTTATTATCTAGATAGATTTGTTCATCATCCAGGAGAGTGTTCTTAAGATTACTTAAGTCATTCTTTGTAACCACTGTAGCTGGTTCAAAATCATTGTATCCTCTACTCATTAAGTTTTGAGCTTTACGGAATGCATTTCTTGCCCAATCATTCTTCGCCATTATTTACGTCCTCTATAGTATTTACTTCGTTAATGTTAACTGGAGAATCTACTCCTTGTATCTGAATCTCTATCTTGTTACCTGTTGTTTTAGCCTTAGCTAAGTAATCTGTTGGTACTACTCTATCCAGAACCATCTTAAGACACACTACTTGGTCTTTATCATCGTCATCCAGAGCCTTCTTAACAATCTTGTCAACAACTTTTTTACCTGATACCTGAAGCATTCCTGCAAGAATCTCTTGTGCCCTAGCTTTCTTACTCTGTGGTAGTATTGAACCATGTGGGTTCTTCTTCTTATATATTGTTTTCTTTCTTTTACGAATAGGTAATCCCATAGCTATTCGTTCTTTATTAATCTGTTCTAGTGATTTACGTCCCATACATTATCCTNTTTCGTAAGGGTATAGCTTTGCTGTCTATNNTATTCATATAATAATTAATTAATTATTAATTATTAATTAGGAGTTCAGCCCCAAGCTGAACTACTACAACATGAAACATTTACAATTTCTGTAAATACTTACATGTTAAGTTAATTACCTTAACTATACTAATATTATATCATATTTTTTATTAAAAGTCAAGAACTATTTACAATTGTTACAAATTAGTTACAATTAGAATAGACTATAAACTACTACTTTTGGTATATAAATCAACACCTTTCCCTAGAATTAACCCTACTTCTAGTTTCTTTCAGAAACGAAGTTGAGCGAAGCTCTATTTTGCCTTTGATATAATTATCTAGCATCTATAAATACTATAGCTTATTAATTATTACATACCCCCCTATTATTACTATAAATAATACTATATGTAGTGGTAAGAAAGGGATTAGATACTACATATACCAATAATCATTGAGCTATGTACCAATAGAAAGCTATATTACAAATTAATCATGTCTTTGATTTTAAATAATTAATTAATAATTAATCCAGTAAATTTATTAAAGAATATAATAATAAAATACATACCAATAAATGGTATAAAATCACCCCAATTTGTATGTTTCTTTATAGTATATTCTATCTATTGTAGTTGCTGTTCCAATTTAACTACATCTCCAACCTTCTCTCTAACTACCATACTAATCTTTATGATTCCACCTATCTCTGGTATAGCAACAACACAATCTCAATCATAACTTTCCGTAACTATCTAGAACCACTACCATCTTCGTAAATTGCTAGAAACTAATACACTCTCCAACAATCTACAAGTAGTAAGACATACATCTTCACCTTAAGTGTGATGAATCAAAATAGTTTTAGTAACACCATTTACTCCTCCATAGTTAACGAAAATGCACATGATTAATAGTTTCACAGAACATGCATAATTATAACATTACTTCTGCTTATCACAAGTGATAACCACAACTAATCGTTACAATTACACATAACCTGTGACCCTTTAATCATGGCAATTTCGCCAACTATTACGGAGAAACAAAATGGCTAATACTAAAACTAACAACTTTTTTGATTCAATCAACACACTTAAACAAGGTAAATCTGTAGGTCAACTACTTGTGATTGCTGAACAGTGTCTTGATTCTGCAATTTATCTAGCTGGTCGCGGCTCTAAACAGCAACGGGAAGTAATGACTGACATTGCGGATGCTATATCAGAGCTACGCGAAACCAGAAAGAAAGAATGGGAACGCAGAGAAAACGCTGGACCTGCAGAAATTGAAATAGCAACTACTTCAACTTCAGCAGATGCTGGTAAAGTATCATAAAAATTGGGGGGATTTTTCCCCCTTTTTTTTGTCTATACTTTCTAGCAAAGCGCCTAATTATGGAGTCGGTCATATGTTAGAAAGGGAAATTTTTATTTAAGGAGTTTAATATGTTTATAGAATTATATAATAAATCAATCATGTCATTTAAAATATCAGATGAATTATCAGATGATGATTTCAATGCTGGTTGGAGGTTCAGAAAGTATCTTAAAAATAGTGATGTTAATTATGTTAATTACATTGCTAAAATTCAAGAAGAGAAAGACAAAATAAATAATGAGCCCTTTGTAGAGCATGACTATAAAGTATATCATTATGGTCCTAATGTTTCTACTCTTAAACCTCATGCTAAAACTATATTCACTAACTGTGATGGTTGGCGTTATAGTTATGAACAAAACAAATAAAGGAGTATTATATGAATATGCTATACCCAAGAATAGAATTAGATAGATTAATATATCAACACAATATACCAACTGACATTAGTTTTCTAGCACAAGTGCAAACTCTTATCAGTAAACATAAATTAGATTATAACTATGTATCTCATTTGTATAATTGTGCAGTTAATGATTATAAGTTATAATGACTACTAGTAAACAATTGCTTCTCGGCTCGTCTCTAGCGAGAGCCTCGTATCAATTGTTACTTATAGAGTCGGTCATATATTTAATAGGGAATTTTTTATTATGATATCAAAATTAGAAAAATATAACATAGATTATCTTAACGAATTATTTTGTTATTATTATATTCTATTGTATAATACTATGCCAAATAGGGAGTCACTACCTAAACATCTGTTAATTAAGCGTATTAAACGGATGTTGAAAGTGAAGATAGACTATGAAAATAGGGGAATTTTATAAACTTTATAGGAAAATTATATGAAACAGATAAGTCATCTTAAGTTCAGTCGTGAGTTTTCTATTACTAATCCTGACAGTATAGTCAGAGAAGGTGACAAGAAGTTCATTACTGATGATTTATATATTATCCGTAGTACTCATCGTCAAAGAGATTATAATTATTATAATCCTACAGATAGAGCAGATGTAAGATATATAGATAAACCAGTATTCAAACTATTATCAGTTCAGTGTGATATTGATAGAGATGAACAAGTCAGACCACAGATATGTCTTATGTCTTGGGATGACCATTATGTATATAGTCTTAAACGTGATACATTACGTCACTATGGTCCACAAAATATTGGTA